TATTTAAATCCTTAATATCATAGTCATGTTCTCTGACTTGGTCTGCTAGTTGTCTATATAAATTTTCTGCCATCTGCCACGTAGATTCTGCAGAAGTTAATCTTGTATTTTGATCTACAATTTTATCTTCTGCAACTTTTAAATCTCGTTTAAGATCTACAATTTGTTGTTGGTTTGAATTAATAGTATCTGTAAGATTTACAATATATCTAACACCAGTAAACGTTCCGACTAAGACTGATGCCACAACTGGAACCATTACTATATTTTTCTTTAGTAAATCTGCCAAATTCATAAATTAATCTTACCAAAATTTTGAAACAATACTTTCCCAGATTGCTTTTAGTTTTTGTTTAATTTTTTTAATCATGTTTTTTCTCCTCTATTTCATAGAAGAACTTATCCGTATCTTCTGTACGCCAAGCTCTACTATCTTCAACGTTCCATTCAGATGTTTGCACTTTCCAATCAGGTATGTTGTCCTTCACAGTAAAAGAAGGTATGTCCCATATTATTCTGTTGTTTGGTTGTGCTGCATAATTCCCGTCATCTAGGGCCATTATGTGTGCGCACTTGTGTTCGTGCGGTATCTCTGAATGATCAGTGTCAACTATATTACTCTCTGGATGTGCAAAGTCAACGGTAAATAAGTATTTACCACTATGCCATTTTTTATCTTTGCCTATGTATTTACCTGCTTGTCCGTCTAGGATGTCCCAACTAGTAACAGCAGGATAATAACTAAAAGAATTCCATAACTCCAACTCGTCCAACCTACGTTGAGGAACTTCTTCCGGCTTAAATCCTCTTTGTATGAAAGCAGAGATTGGTAAGCGGTAGAAGACTGCACCATTTTCCATAATTGCGTGGAACAAAATCGGACGACCAGTGATCGCAGTAATCCCGAAGACAATACAATCTTCAACTTCGCCATGATGAGTTTTAAGATCATATAAATACTCTCTCCTTATTTGAGCATAAGTTACTGGTATGTTTGCATTTAAATAAGCCATAATTAATCATGTATCGCACCCCAGTTGTCCCCATGTTCATAATCAACTTTGTTGGGGACTTCCAGTGTAACAGCATTTTCCATCACATCAATAATTTTTTTAGCATGTGATTTATCCTCAACAGATATATCTAATTCATCATGTATTTGTATATGCGGTATGATACCTTCTTTGTAAAGCTCTAGCATTGCTTTCTTAGTCATGTCCGCAGCTGATCCTTGTATGAGTTTATTCAAAGCTTTGTATGTGTAAGCTCTCTTGATCCCCGGTCCATGTTCCCTGAGTGCATCTTCGTGGGTCATGGCCTTATGCATACCAAAACTATTAGGCTCCCACAGGTGAAACCTGCACAATCTACCTAGCAAAGTTCTTATCTGACCACGATCTTGTGCTCTGTTAGATGCTTTTTCCATCAATTGTTTTACAAATGGTACACGTGAATGATATGTATTAAATAATTCTGCAGCTTTGTTTTTTGTTACACCTAACTCTGCCTGTAATTTAGCTTTACCCATACCATAAAAAAGACCCAAATTAATTACCTTAGCTTGTGATCTAGGTATGTCAGCCATATCTGCTACGGTTTGGTGAAAGTCTGCATTAGAATCATTGCTGTATGCATCTACAACATCATAGACCGATGGTAATTTGTATAAAGAAGCATAATGCACTACCAGTCTAGGCTCTTGCTGAGAATAGTCAAAACAACCCCATGTATGACCTTTCTCGGGTATAAATAATGACCTTATCTTAGGTCCCAGATCTTTGTTTCTGGCTGGTATTTGTTGCAGGTTTGGATTCTGGTAGGAGAACCTACCAGTAACCGTGCCACCCCCAGCATTACGTAATTGATTAATCTCTGCATGTATTCTGCCGTTATGTTCATAACGTAAAATAGAATCTAAAAAAGTTGTATGTGCCTTGTTTATCTCTCTTGCCTGTGCAATCATATTAACAACAGGATGTTCGTGTTCCTGTAAAAAGTTTTTTGTAAAACTAGGTGCTTCTGTTTTTTCTGTACGTGGATATTCTAACCTTAATATATCAAATACATTTGCAATAGATCTTGCTGCCCAAATTTGTGTATCAATATTAGTTTCACCTTTTATCTTGTGTAGTAATTCTCTCTCTTGTGCAATCAATTCTTTTTTCATTTGATGTGCACGTTCTACGTCTACACGTACACCTTTAAATCTCATATCAACCAGGCAAGGAAACAAATCAGACTCCAGATCAAATATATCTTCTAGGTCCTGACTAATAATTTCTTTTTTCATTTCTTGCCAAAGTCCTAATGTTACTTCAGCATCTCGTTCTGCATATGCACCAACATGCATTGCAGGTAGTTTATACATTTCTGATTTTGGATCTATGCCCCATTCTTCTGCAGCTTCTGCAAGTGCAGCTTCGTTCTTACCATAACCAAGATAGTGCCAGGATAAACTATTAAGATCGTATCTAAATCTATTCTCATCTGTCAACGCTGATGCAATCATAGTGCAGGCTATGTCACCATTTATTTTAAATCCCATTGCTCGCAACCAACACACATCGTAGATTGCATTGTGAAATATTTTTGTTGATGGTGATTCTAAAATATCTTTTAACCAAGATAAAACTCTTTTCTTATCCATGTTGCCACCGCCTTCGTGTGCAATTGGAAAGTATCCTTTGTAAAATTTTGTAGCTACGGCAATACCTATGACTTCACCATTACCAATTACAGAACCAGATCCTTTCTTTAATAAGTCTGGGTCTTTTGTTTCCAAGTCAATTGCTATTTCATCTACATTACGTAGGTCTGGAAACTCTGTAGGTTTTACCCACTCTGTCTGTGCTTCAAACTTAGGAATTTTCATTGTAGTCCCTTTCAATAATCATTTCGATAAAATGAATTGCCTTTTCCAAATCCTGCCTTTTTCCTTTCAGTCGATGACGACATATGTATTTTATAGCACATCCCTCCGGAAATAAAAGCTCATTCTCTACTACAAACTTACTTGGCTGAATCTTAAACTTAGAGTAATGTGATCCTCCAATTTGTTTATTCCAAACCTTCGATTTCATAACCTTGGTCCTCCTTTTTTGCTGCCATGATATATAGATTTTGTTTTGTACGTGTTACACCCACATACCAAACTCTGTGTTCTTCATCAAATTTGTCTATGCTTTTCTCTGATGCTTCTCTAATTGTTTTTGTGTTGTCTAATATTAATAATACATTATCTGCTTCACCACCTTTTGCAGAATGTATTGTAGATAGTTTTACTCTTGGGTCCTTTCGTAATTCTTCCCCATTACTTAACATTTCTCGTATGTATAAACACTCTTCATAGTCTGATGTAAACTCATCATACCAGGGTATTTTTTTATCAAACCCAAACTCTTCAAGATTATACATTCTTTCTTCGGTTAATTCTGTGTCTGTATTTGTGTATTCAAATATGTCTTTTACTTCTGCTAAAGATAGATCATCACCTTTCTGCCATCTTATGTAGTTTAGAATAGTTCTAAACAAGGTTACCTTATAACTTTTACGATTTTTATATTCAAAATAAATACCACGTTCTTTTAAAAAAGGTTTGAGTCTATTTAGTCTATCATTGTATCTTGCTAGTACCAACCAGTTACCTTCATCTATTGGCACATCGTCTAAACTATAAATGTAATTTACTGTCCCTTGTTCATTTCTTGCTTTCCAATTTTTTAATACTCTTCTGTTGGGTGAAATTAAATCTAATATCTTATCTGCAAGATTTTGTACGGTCTGTGGAACCCTGTAAGATTGTGGCAAAATTATGTCTTTCTTTGAAATTTCTTGCTGAAATTTTTTTACATCTGCACCTGCCCAGCCATAAATCGCTTGATCATCATCACCCGCTAGTATAACATATTGGCTATTTTCCTTGATAATATTGAACATTTTCCATTGTATAGGTGATAAGTCTTGAGCTTCATCAACAAATGCTACGTCAAATTTTGGACACAATTTAGACACAATAAATTTTTCTATCATGTCTGTAAAATCTACTAAACCAAATGCTTGTTTGTAGTTGTCTACTTCATCAGCAATAATTTTTAACAATCTCTTATCCATGTCCTGTGAATACATGTCAGTATTATATTCTTCTTCAATAGAAATATTTTTAATTCTAGCTGCATTTATTAAATTAAAATATTCGCTATCAGAATTTATAAATCCTGTAGTCTCTTCACCATTTGCATAAACTGTAACTTCAATACCTAGTTTTCTACCTATATCTTCATAGTGTTCATCTTGCATAACCTGTGCTTTCTTCATACCTAATTGATTAAAAGCAAGAGAGTGTAATGTTCTGAAATGTTTAAGATCTTTTCTTTCAAAAGCTGTATGATAGTCTAACATTCTATCAATAGCTTCGTTTGCAGCCTTGGTTGTAAATGCAAAATACCCTATCTTATCAATAGGTGTTCCTAGTTTTAAAAATGTTTTTACATATTTTAATAACTTAGTTGTTTTCCCTGTGCCCGGAGGCCCAAATAATTTTCTACTAATCATAGTATATCTGTCTTATGTTTTGTTTGAGTGTGATGTATAGGTACTTCTTCAAAAGATTTTATGTTTATCTGTATAATATTTTTTGTAGATGAATGGTACTTACCGGATTCTTTTGAAGGGAATCTTTTTTGTTCTAAAAACTCTATCTCACATTCCTGGTATAATACTTGCATCATACGACCTGTTTTATCTTCACCATACTTCCAGTTCTTTGCTTTTAGTTTGTCGTAAAATTTATCAAACTTAAAGAATGCATACTCACCCTCTATTAATACAGACCCCGTTTTAAATGCAGCGTCACTTGTTGCTTTAGGTCCATTTATTTTTGCATGTATAACATCATGTAGTTTTTCTTTTGGTGATGTTCCTACAGGTGGTTGTACTACTTTCTGTGTTTGATATAATGAATCCATAATAGCTTGTTCCTCATCATTCTTTATCAATGGTGGTAAGAACCCTGCAGCTTTTGATATTGAGTTACGTCTCTTACGTTGATCATTTAAGTGTTCTACATTTCTACAATGCACGGTCGCCGTACCAATACCATCAGGTTTTGTTACATCAAATTCATACTCCGGTTCTGGATCTAAATCTATTTTCTTGAGGTTTGTAAGTACAGGATAAGATCCTTTTGATCCTGCTAAGACTCCAAATCTTTTTTTAACACAGATACCTTTCTTACAATTTTCACTTAAAGGACTTTGTGTGCAGGTATAACCTTTAGAACTTCTGTTCCAAGATTTTACTTTTTGATTTAAAAACTTTTGATCCCATGCATTTGCATGTACGCCAGCAAAATATTTTACCGGTGCGTTCATAACTTTCTGTTGCCAGTTGTCTGGGTATTTCATCTTGACCATGACATGATAATTATACATAAATCTATCTTTGCCATCAAATTTTTCATTTCTAGATAGTTTAGATATTGCAGCTAGACATGGTGGACCATCTAAAAATTCTTCATCTACACCTTCCATGCTTTTGTGTTCAATATCTTCTGTAATTCCTTTCAGTCTTTCTTTGGTAACCAGGTTTGCACTAATTACTTTTATAAATTGTTCTAAGGTAAATGGTGTACCATCAACGTTTAAAGCTTTACGCTCCTCTCCGAAGTAAGGTAGATTTATAAACTGCCCTGGTCGTAGTTGACCAGTCTCACTATCTTTTGTTAGTTGTGTTTGTTTTGGAAATATTTCTGTATCTTGTTTAAGACCAAACAAAGATAATAAATTTGTTAAAAATGATTTTACAGTTTTAGAATCTGTAAAGGTGTCCATAAATAAAAATAAATGCAAACCACCACTTTTAGATTCTACTGGTAATAAAGGTAATTCATATTGTTGGATAATGTCTATGTAATCTTTTTTATTAAAGTCTTCGTAATCTTTTGGATCTATATCTATAACTCCAAACTTAACTAATGCATTTTCTGTGCATGGTTGTATACCAATAGATAACTTACCTTCAATGTGTTGCTTGTATATTTCATCTGTAAGCTCTTCAAAATTCCATCTGTACACAGGTTTCTTTTTACCTGTCTCAGAGTCTATGTAAGAGTCCGGATGATTAAAGTCAGCTACACCGTAAGCATTCCTGTATCCATTAAAAAATTCTATATATCGTTCCATAATAACTGTTATGTGGGCCACTCAGTCTCCCGTTTGGCCCACACTGTGCACATATTCCCGAGGGAATTATATAATGCTAGCTTGGTCCTTTGGTTTCTCTTCGCCATGTTTAGCTTTAACACTTCCTTTTGAAATGCTATCGCTGAAACTTTTAGCTTGATCGTAAAGACCTTTGTCAGTTACTGGGCCAACTTTACTTACTTCCCAACCAAACCAAGTGCCTTTATCATTTGACATTTGGGTAGTCTTTAGTTTGTAAATGTGGCTGAAAGATGCCGGTGTAAACATTCCGTTTGCGCCTTTCATTTTGATACCAGACATCATTGAATTCCATTTTCTACTAATTTTTAATTGAGTAGATTTCATAGATATCAATGCTGTCGATGGACTATCTCCCGATACTATAACAAAGTGAGATGCAGTCTTCTCAATATAATTACCATTTGGTAATCTATCTTTGTAGTTTGCATCAGGTTTTGTTTTGGACATAATATCAGATGAAGAGTCATAGATTGCAACTGGTGCACCTAAACCTTCTCCTCTATCTTTCCATTCAATGTACTCCAACTTATAAAAGCATGGTATTACATTGATACCTTTCACCCCATCATAGAGTTCTCCAGAGACAGAATTGAATATCATTCCTGGCTCTGCACCTTCGACATACTGACCATCACGTTTGTTAACTTGTGGTGAAAGTTGTCCAAGGATTTTTAGAAAAGGTAAGGCTAGATCTTCTTGACCTACTGCGCCTAAACCTTTTGCTGCATCATCTTCAAACACATTTGCTGGAAGACCTGCAGACTTTTTCTCTGTTACTTGGTTCATGTTTATTTACTCCTCGTTACTTTGGTTCTGTTTCCTGCGAACACGTTAAATAAGTCAGAAGGCATCTCTTGTCCAGACTCAAGACGCTCTCTGACTAATGCTTTAAGTGTCATTGGTTCGACCTTTAGTTTCTGGACAGGTTCGTACCCTTGACCCTTTGCAAGGTTTGCATATTCGCTCGCCTTGTTATCTTCGTTACGACCAAAGGAAACTGTAATCTCATTTTTAATAAGATCACCTAGGCCGTTTTCTCGAAGCCATGTATAAGCTGCTTCTTTATTAGCTATTGTAATAGAAGCACCGTAAACTGGTTTTATTTCAACTGAAGAACCATCTGCTAGTTTTAATGTAGAGATGTTCATCTCTTGCATCATGGTAGGAATAACCTCACCAGAAACTAATTCAATGTTTCGTTTCAGTTCTTTTAATTCTTTTTCTTTTTGTTCAAGTTGATCCTCTAATTGTTTTAGTTTAACAACCTGGTCTGACAATGACTGTGCGTCATTGATATTGTGCAGATCTTCTCTTTGGTCTGCTTCAAAGTTTATGTTACTCATCTATCTCTCCTTTCTCGTATAGATTAACTTTGATAGGATAGTATCTTCTTTCTTGTCTATCCCATTTGAGTAAGTTATATTTTCCGTTTGTGATATCAGATACAATAGAACATGCAACACCTATGATTGCAGGATCTCCTGTAAGTAATAAATAATCTCTACTACTAAAATCTTTTAATCCTTTTCTTAATTTAAAAATTAATGGTCCAGGAGAAAAAATCATTTGTGATAGTTCTGGTAATAAAAATTTAAACTGACCATACTGAGAAGCACCCATAATATTTATTTTAGGAGTACCTGCTCTACTTCCTGGTATTTCTTGAATAACATATACCGTAGACGTATAGTTTTTTAAATCTTCATATTTATTACTTTCTGACATTGACAAATAATATAGGATGTTCTATATAGATGTCAACTAGAAAGAAGAAAAAATATTATGAATTATAAATTTAAGACAACGCCATACGCGCATCAAATAAAAGCGTTAGAAATGTCATGGGATAGACCTTACTTTGCATATTTTATGGAGATGGGTACAGGTAAATCTAAAGTATTAATAGATAATGTATCTATGCTTTATGATAATGGTAAGATCAATGGTGTTCTAATTGTGGCACCAAAAGGTGTGGTAAAAAACTGGTATGAAGGTGAGATACCCACACATATTGTTGACCATATAGATTATAAAAGTGTTTTGTGGCAGTCATTAATCAATGCAAAACAACAAAAAAAATTAGATACTCTGTTTGAAACAGGAGAAGATTTACATATATTAGTTATGAATGTAGAGGCTTTATCCACAAAGAAAGGTGTAGCATTTGCAGAAAAATTTTTAAACTCACATAGAACTCTTATGGCTATTGATGAGTCTACCACAATCAAAAATCCAAATGCAAAGCGTACAAAAAATATTGTAAGTCTAGGTAAACTTGCAACCTATAAAAGAATCCTTACAGGATCCCCAGTAACTAAATCACCATTAGATTTATATAAACAATGTGAGTTTTTAGAGGATGAGTTATTAGGTTTTAATTCTTATTTTGCATTTAGAACTAGATACGCAGTTATGAGAACTGCAAACTTTAGTGGCAGATCAGTGCAAATAGTCGTAGGTTATAGAAACCTAGATGAGTTATCAGAAAAATTAAAAGCATTTTCTTACAGAGTATTAAAAGATGAATGTTTAGATCTACCAAAGAAAACATTTATGAAGAGAGAAGTTATGTTAACTCCAGAACAAACCAAAGCTTATTTACAAATGCAAAAACTAGCTCATGCTCAAATGAATGGTAAATTAATGTCTACAGCAACTGTGTTAACTCAACTTATGAGACTACAACAAATAACTTGTGGTCATTTTACAGCTGATGATGGTACAATACAAGAAATGCCTAATAATAGAATCGGTGAATTATTAGATCTATTGTATGAAGTAGAAGGTAAAGTTGTAATTTGGGCTCAGTTTCAAAGAGATGTCAGTAATATATTGACAGCATTACATAATGAATATGGAGAAGGTTGTTATGTGGATTATTATGGACTAACACCACAAGAACAAAGACAAGAAAACATAAAAAAATTCCAAGACCCTAATTCTAAAGTCCGGTTCTTTGTAGGAACAACACAGACTGGTGGTTATGGTATTACACTAACAGCTGCTAGTACAATGATATACTATTCTAATGGTTATGATTTAGAAAAAAGGCAGCAATCAGAAGCTAGAATAGACCGTATAGGTCAAGAAAAACCTATGACATATATAGATATTATATGTGAAAATACTGTGGACACACGTATTGTAAAAGCACTACGTAAGAAAGTAGATATAGCCACACAGATAATGGGAGAGGAATTAAAATCATGGATTTAAGACCTGGTGTTATAATTAGAATGGGACTATGGATTAGTCTTGTTGCTTGTTTGCTTTGGTATTTTTAAGCAAAAATATCTTTTGCTTTACCAATAATAGGTTTGTATTTTGTACGACCTTCTTCTCTATATGCATGTAAGAATTGTTTTCTTGGTGTACCTTCTGTAAAACTACAATGTATCCATCCCGAATTAGGTTCGCCGGGTGTGTAAAATTCTAATATTAGTTGGTCCCAATCTAACTCTCTATGTATCCAATCTGCAAGCTCACAATTATCTACCCCTATTACTTCGAAGTCAGCCGCTTCTGCACGCGCGTGCTGTGAATTTGGTGAACTGCCAATGGCCTGGCACAGCTGTGGACTACGGAACCCGCTAGTCACCTTGACTCTGCCAAAATGATCACGTACTGGTTGTAAAATTTTTTCACAAAGTGTTTTTAATTTTTCAATTTGTTCTGCGTTAGGATTATTGTTAATTCCTTTTCTGATAGCAGTGTCGCTTTTAGTAAGCTCTGATAAAGTGAAGTTCCGTGTCAGCTCCATTATAGTTTACCCTGTAGTTCGTTTAAATATTTTTCGTTTTCTTCTTGTTCTATTTGTTCTGGAGTTTTTTGTATTTTATTTATTACATAGTATACAGCTAAAGCACCGATAAGTATGCAGGTCATACCATATAAAAACATTAAGAAACCAACTTCTAGTGTCATCATTTCATATAATTCATGACTAAAGCCAGAATGAGAGATCCCATTCCTCCTACGATCATGTACTCAATTCTTTTAATACGTTCTTTCATTTCTTTTATTTGGTCGAACGTTTGCTTTTGCATAATCCTGCAAAGTTTTTCATGAGCTTCTATTTTTTGTAATGCCGATTTTTTAGTCATAATTATCCTGTTGGAAATAATATACGAAGTTTCTCTGCTGTTGACAAGCCTGAAAAAGAACCTGCTGCATTAGGGTTATTAATTATATTTGAGTTAATACTTGGTAAATTTAACGTTTGTGGTGTTACTGGTGTGTCTTGTGCAATAGGTAATAATGGGTTCTCTATAAATGGAAACTCAGGTTCTAATAAAGAAGTATTAAATAGTTGTGATCTTATATTTGCAAGTGCATCAAATGCACCAATCAATGGATTTGGTTCACCAATCTTTGCAGCATTTTCTGCAAATGCTTGTTGTATTTCTGTTGATATATTTATTGGTCTAAATATATTTTGATCTATAGATCCCACTTCTATACTAGATAATCTATCTGTAGATGTTTGTAATCCCGATTGTGTAATTCCTAAAGTTCTTGCAGCATCTAAATCTAATTTAAAATCTTTTCTTACGCCAAATAAAGCCCTGTTTGCATTTATATATGCATCTACAATATCTCTTGGTTCTATTGGTCCACCACGTAAAGCTTCTCTAGTAAATAGTTGTCTAGATTCCCTTACACCTCTTTGGTAATCTGCAACTTTAAATTTTAAAGTTCTGTCTGGATTTACTGCTACAGTTCTAAAACCAAACAATCCTCCAAACTCATCACCAAATTCATATGCTTGCCCAAATTTATCAAACTTACCTTTTTGTATAACATCAATAGATTCTATAGATCTATCTAATCTTTTTAATTGGTTAAGTGAAAACGGCATTTGTGCTTCTACTAAGTGACCCATAATTTTATACGCTTTATCTCCCGCAGTATCTTGTGGGTTAAATACTTGGAAACCATCTCTAGTTCTACCACCTCTAGCTATAATATCTGCCACAGCTTCTGTCCAAATAGATTCTGATATAAATGGTTGTGCAAACTCGCTCATAGATCCAAACATACCTGCAATAAAGTCATCCATAATACCATCTTCATCAGTTCTACCATCGGCTACAGAGTTAATTACTGTTTGAATAGGTCTAACTAATGTGTCGTAGGCATTAGCGTGACTAAAATCTATGTATTTAAAATTACCATTCTCGTCTTTTATTGGCAGTAGTGTTGAGTTTTTTGACCAGTCAGCAACGTATCTTCTAAGAGCTTCTCTTTCATCATCAGTTACATTGTAGATAGCTGCAAACGCTTCTGCTGTTGCAGCTGGCACTGCTATTGTAGTTGCACCCATACCAAATAATCTAGTGTATCCAATACTTTGAAAAGGTTTTACAATTGTTCCGTCTGCAAGTTCAATTGTTTCATTTATTTCTCTAAGACCACGTCTTACAATATTAGTTCCTGTTCTAGCTATTTCTGCAGGAAATGATACGAAATTACCTACAGGTAATTTTCTTAGACCTTTTACAAAATCAGATACATAATCATAGTTTGGTATATTGTTTCTTACAATATCAGCAGCTTCATTTTCTAAAAAATTATTGTCAAATACTGTATCTATTCCATTTCTTTTAAATGTTTGTCCTTTTGTTAGTCCTGCATTTGTTAAACTTTTTTCTAATCTTTTTTGTTCCATAGCCCATGATGCTATCTTCCAGAAGTCATCTTCAGCTGTATATAAATCTTGTGATACTGATTTTAATTTTGACAATGGTTTTAATAACATTCTAAATCCTTTGTCAGACGTCATTGTTTCACCAAAGTTAACGTCTTCTAATAGTCTTGTTAGATCTCCTAATCTTACGTTACTATTAACAACACCAAGTTTTAAAAGTTTTTCATACAAATCATTTTGTTGTCTAGTTCCTTTTAGCGGTGCTTGTAACGCTTGATACGCTTGTTTAACAGCTTCACCATCAGGTATGATACCATTTGCTGTAGCAAAAAAACTAGCACTAACAAAGTTTCTCATGTGTGTGACTGGTGATAAAATTGTTTTAGCTACTTGTGATAAACCTTTTGGATATAAAACTAAACTTTGATATAGCTGACCCAGCATCCCTGGTTCTTGTTGCTGTAGGCCTGTGTCTTTTAACGCTTTTGCAACACCAGGTCTTGCAAAAAAAGATTGTTCTGAAAAAGGATTGGTTGCACCCATGGCAATATTACCTTTATCTAATACTTCTTTCTTAACTCCTTTACCTGCATCAATGGTTAGTCGTTTAGCAGGATCAATAACTTCAACTGGTACAAAGTCTGTACCAAATAATTCTCTAGCTTCTTCTTCACTTCTAGCTAAAAAAGGTTTTGTTTTACTTGTTCCTGACCTATATAATTCTGCAACTTCGTCATTTTTTTTTAATAGATCTCTGTAAAACATATTACGTCTTGTAAGCATAGATAGTTTTGCAGTGGCACCTATAATTGTTTGCATAGGGTTTCTTTGTTTACCAAACAATTCTTCAAACACCTCTCTATCTGCTTTTGATTTTATTTCACCGATAGATACTAAAGGTTGTTTTGTTCTTCTTTGTAGTGTTTCATCTAACACAGTTCTATTAACAAAAAAATCTGGTACTTTAAATATAACATCAGATGGTTTATCTAATCTAAAACCTTTAGGAAGATTAGGATCTTTTATTGCATTAGCTACTATTTCTTCTGCTTGCAAATCTGTAATAGGTTTACCTGCTTCATCAGCGCTTTGTTTAAATACTGTTTTAGCTCTTTCTATTGCTTCTCGTGTGGGTGTATATGCAAAGAAAGGTAATATACTTTTATTTTGAAATACATCATATGTTGCACCAATATAATTTTTAAATTTATTACCAAATAATTTTTTAAATTCTGTTATCTCATTTTTACCTAATGTTCTTCCTAAATTAGAAAACAAGTCAGCCCACCTATCTCTAATAGTTGTTAAGCTACCAAAGATAGTGCCGATAGTATCTTCATCTACTTTTAATCCTTGTAATTTTTTAAGTAACGCTTCTTTTTTTGTTTGATCTAATGCACCAAATTTTGCATAACCAAGATCATCTATCTGTGCATCTCCAGATAATAATAAATCATTAATTTCTTTTAATAATTCATCTCTTTTCTTTTGATTAACTCTGTTACCTATATTTCTAAATGGTGGAAATATTTTATCGATAGATATATCTAACTCTCTAGATATATTTTTTGCTGCTACAGCATCAGCAGATCTTTCACCAATGTTAGTTCTTTCAATATCAAAAAATTCTTGTGTCTTACCACTTCGTGCCCTGAAACCTGATGCAATCTTATCTATAAATCTATCTATCTTATCGTTTGAGTCTGTAATATTTTTATTTCTGTTGGTTAGTTTTTTAATAACTTTACCAGTGCCTGCAATCACACCCGTGAATAGTGCGCCCTCTGTACCAAACTTAACTCTGTTTAATAAATCTGTTAACGGATCATCAGTCTCTCTATCTATTTCTGTAGGACCACCAATTAAATCACCAAAAGAACCTATCTGTTCTACATCACCAACAAACGTCGCTTCACCAACACCGCCTCCTAATGCACCACCAATAAATTTATTTGTTTTACCTTTTAAATTTAATTTTAAAACATCGTCAGCTAATTTTTTTACTTCACCTGTAGGTTTAAAATATTTACCTCTATTTGCAGCTTTCATAGCATCAACTGCAATCTTAGAACCGATTCTAAAACCTGCTGTAGCAGGGATACCTATGTTAACTAATGCTTCTGTTATTTGACCAGCTACGGTTGCTTCGGCTTTCTCATCTAATGTTGTAAGATCATCAAAGAATGCTTCAACTCTAGCTGCTCTGTTTTGATCTACACCTAGATCTAATAGTGTTGCACCTAATGAAAAGAAACCTTTTGGTATTGCTAGAAGACCAGAACCCACACCGGCTAATATAGATTCAATTGTGCCTACTTTATTATTATCTTCCGCAGCTATATTTAATTCTCTTAACGTAGCCATAAGTTACTCCTAACCTATTATACTATCTAAATCTACTGGGAACGCGTTTCCTTCTCCGTCAATTCTAATGGCTTTTTTATTTACGATATAAATACCTTCATCTAATGTTTGACCTTTATAAACATCTTGAAGATAATCTATTTCATCTCTACCTTCGTTATTTTTTTCCCACTTCTGATATTTGTCATCTTTTATTCCGCCTTTTACTTCAGTGCCTTTAGACTCAACTAATCTTTGAACAATATCACTTGTTATTGGTTTGTCTGCTAAGGCAGCTAAATTGTCAGCCACAGAAGTCATACCGGATAATTTTTTAGCTAATGGGTCATTTGGATTATTTCTAATATAATCTACTTGTTCTGCAAATGCTGATGGTTTAGTTAGATTAATATCTTTTTGAATTTCACCTTTAAGAACTGCAGCATCAATTGATTTTTTAAGATCTGCAGATTTATCTAAGTTTTTACCTATTGCTTGTATAAGTCTATTTTGTAAATTACCTGATTTAATTGAACCTTTAAGATCCCCACCTTCTTCAGATACAATTCTACTAGCATCTATTAATGAATCGTAGACAGCGTCTTTATTCATTTTGTCTATACCCATTAGTTTATAATATTTATTTTTTGTTTCTTGAATTCTATCTTCGTTTATTTTAGTTTTTTCTGCTTCTGTTTTTACATCTTTAACTTCACCAGTAACTTCTGGAGTTGGAACAGTTGTAGTTTTACCACCACGTTTTATACCTCCACCTTCAGTTGTTTTTATGTCGTCTCCTTTTTTACCTCTTTCAAAATCTGTCCCTAATAAATAATTAACACCACCTAAAGCTGTATCAGCTGCAAGTCCTAATCCACCACCTATTATTTCTGGTGCATTTTTAATTTGTCCTGCAGCTACAAAGGCTGCAGCAGGGTTTTCTCTTACCGCTCTACCGATAGCTTCTGGACTTTTAATAGCTTCTCTAAATCTTAATGGTGCAGGTACATATTTACCTGCTATTTTTTGACCTGTAGGAGTTGCTGGTTGTAAAAATCTTCCTGTAGGTAATAAATTTCTTAATCTTTGCATGCCAGTAATACCAGAGGCAAAAGGACTTGTGCCTGGTGCTTTAGTCATAACACCTCTACCAAAAGCTTTTGCTCCTGCTGCAATTGCTCTAGGTGCTAACATTCTAGCTGCATTCATAGCTGCAGCTCCTAAAAAAGGTATAAATAAAGCATGTTTTTCTCTACCCATTGCATCTCTATTAGCATTATTACCAACAGTATTGATAGCTTGTGGTTCTTTCATACCAGACATGATCCCTTCTTTAATAGGGCCACCGTATTTGAACATTGGTCTATTTAATGGTCTCATATAACCTACCTAAATTTTCCAAACAATCCGCCGATACCTAGTGCTGTACTTAAAGCTGTTGAAAATGGACTAGATGTAGCTTGACCTATTGGCGTTGACATAACACCTAAACCAGATACTTGTCCTAATCCTGTTCCATATTGTTGTAATCTTTGGAATGGTTCATAAGCTCCAGTTCTAGCAGCATCTATATCTGCTTGTAATCTTGTTTGATCTAATCCTTGTCTAAAAGCACCAAGCTGACCTAAGTTAGCTATGTTTGCAGCTTCGTTCTGTCTTTGGAAATTAGATAATGCAAATTGATCTTGTAAACCTTGTGATCTTCTTGCTGCAGCATCTGCAAAACCTTGTTGTCTTAATTGTGCTTCAATACCTGCTCTTCCTAATGCAGTGTCGGCCATAAATTGACCTTCTAATGCACCTTGTCTACCACCACCAAATGCACCAAACTGTGCTGCAGAGTCTGCTATTTGTTGTAGACCACCTGCTCTTGATTGATCAAATTGTCTTAATGATTCATCAATAACAGCATCTTGATATGGAGACATAAATGATGCAATAGATCCAACCCCGGTCCCTGCTCCAGGTCCCGTAAGTGTTTGTGCTTGTGTTAAAAATGGTTTGTAAGATTCTAAACCTTGTGTTGCACGAGTTATTGCATCTGTTTGTAATTGATCTTCACCAGCAATAAACTGTCTACCTGTAAACTTAGTAGTATCTATAGGTGCAGATGTTGCCGCCGTAAGTTGTTTGGCGTAATCTTTTGCGGTTTCTTGTAAATAATCTGGTAATGCCATTATGCTATTCTACTCTCCAACATTTGTGCTTGATCAAACATCTCTTGTGCAGGATTCATACCCTGAGACTCTTCGGATATCATACCACCTGCTTCTAAATTGTCCATCATATTTTGCATGACTTCAGCGCCCTTATCTATGTCGCCTCCACCTGCGTTTCTTACAGCATCTGCTGTAAATACAAATTCGTTTTTAGATAATCTTGCAGGTACATCATCTGCTCTCTCTTCTTCTCCTAGTGGTACAAAACCACCTTCTCTATAATCTTTTTCCATACCACCTAGATCCATTAAACCACCTTCAGCTGCAAATGCTCTTTGTTCCATATTACCCATTAAATCTTTTACTGCTGGACTGTCTGCAGGAAAACAAACTTTACCGCCATTATCATATCCTCCTCTTGGTATGTCAGCTAATCCACCATCAGCAGCATAAAAAGAACTTTGTACAGCTGATTTAGGAGGCATAAAATATAATGAAGATTGTGTAGGGTCTCTGTAATATGCTCTTGCTTGGTCTCGAATATCAGATATCATTGGTTGCGCAAGATTAAATGGTGTGCCCTCGTCAACTTCTTCTTCATCGCCACCCATTAAGAATGGTGCAGCAATTGCAGAACCAATACCAAGTCCAGCTAATACTCTAGGCACACTGATAGCTTCACCTGCTTCACCACCTACTCTAAATAAATTTCCAAGTGTGCTTAATTTACCAGTAGAAGTAAAAGGTGAAAGTAAATTACTAAAACGAGATAGCCCTTGACCACTAGTAAACATACCTTGGCCACCTAAAAATTTAGCACCACCTAATCCATAAAGACCTGCACCTAATATTGCAGCTTTACCTAATGGTGATTTAACAACTTTTTTTACAGTTTTTTTTGCTTTTTTTACAAGCTTACCTAAAAAATATCCTTGTCTTTGGTCTTCAAGACCCATGATACCGCCCATATTGCGCATCTGTCTTTCCATGTTCATTCTTGAAATTGCCATAATCTTACCTTTTTATAGTCTTTTTCTCCTATAATCAATCATATATATCTAACATGTTTACGATGCCACCATCCATAAATGAGCCCATAGTATCAGAACCACCTGGTCCAGATGATCCTGGAGAGGTAGCTTCTTGCGCAGCATCACGGCCACCACCTCCGCCTTCCATAAAATCAGAACTATATCCAAGTCCGTATCCACCCCTGTTCCTATCTCTGTTTTCATCTTGCAGAGCTTTTGCAGCAGCTTGTCTTATTTCGTCTTGTTTCTGTTCTTGTGCTTGTAATTTTTGCAGGTTTGCTAAAGAAAATTTTTTACCTAGCTCTTGTCTTCGTAACATGTTTTGAATTCTTTTAGTTCTTCTTCTAGCTGATCTTGCAGCATCTGTGTAATATCCACCTAATGCATTTTGTCTGTTTAACTCTTCTTCATCATAAACATTACCAAACTCATCTATGACTGCAGCGCCAAGAGGTCTGTTTTCAAATTGATTTTTTATCGCTTGTATTCCTGATCCTAAAAAAGGAACTCCTGAAGCAACTGATAATAATCCTCCAAAGACTCTAGCGCCTTGATCTTTTATTGGGCCAAACGCTTTTTGAAACATATTTTGTTTTTGTGGTTCAAATATTTCTGGAGCAGGTTTTATATATCCTGATTGATCTTCTAAAGGAGGTGCTGCGGTAATTGCAAAATCACCATCCCGGTTTTTAGTTAAATCTTCTATTGTAATTCCTTGTGGCGTGTAAGAATACATCTCATTAGGATTTATATCTTGAAAGTTACCTATAAATCCACGAGTGTCTGGACCTAAACCAAGAGAGGCTGCATAGTCTCCGCCTCCTCCGCCTCCTCCGCTAAATGGTCTTAAGGGCTGCCTTACAGATGTTATACCTGATAAATTAGTTGGATCTGTTGGTACTTGAAAAGGACTTGATAAATACCTATCAAATGGCACAAAGTTAAAACCTCTATCTCTTATTGATTGATCTATTGGGTCTAATATCATTTGTTTGTATCTCCAAATAAGTCAAGACTAGGCATTATTACTTTAATGTCTCTTCTAATATCTTGTTCAGGAATTCCTTTTGACTTCCATTCCTTATCATCCTTGTATATCTCACCTGTTCTAAGATTGCTAATAGTTTCTATAATTTTTTCTGGTTTTATTATAGGTATATCTTTCATTACGATGTTACCTCTCTTGGCTGTATTTCTAATATAGACGCTATTACATGTAATTCATTAGCATCTGCAGCCTGTACTTTAAGTATTTCACTTTCCTCCATCACAAGAGGTTGACTTAAAAGTTCTGTTGTTGCTTTAGATGCGATAGCTTTATCTTTAAATAAATTAAATATAGTACCGCTAGAATTTACTAGTGTTATAGTTATTGTACTTCCTGATCCAGCATCCTCAGATACTAACAATGATTTAACAACTGTGGTTGTTGCAGTTGGCACCGTATATAAAGTCGTAAGACCTGTTGTTGTAAGATCGACTTTTTTATTTTTAAAACTATTAGCCATTAATTTAAAAAGAAGTTAGATGCCTCTACTTCGTCCTTAAGTTCTTGTTGAAACGTTGTATTTAATTTTTGTATAACAGCATCAAGATCTCTGACTTGTGAGTCAGCAGTTTGTTTTGAATACTCTTCACTAGGTCTAGTTAATATTTGAACTATTTTTGCCATTATCTTTTACCATCTGGTTGTATGTCTAATCTAAATGTACCAAGTTTCCAACTTTGAGATACAGCTGTATTTGCTATTTTTAAAGATACAGCTCTAGCTCTTGCACGTGTATCTACTTTTTTTGTGGATGAAGATATTGTAAATGGTCCAAGTGACGAGCTTGCATAGTCATCATTTGGATAATTACGTAATTGTAATGTAACTTGTGTATTACCTGTTTGTGATAAAAAGTCTGGAACAAATCTTCTTATCTTCATAATAAACTCACCATCACCTCTAAAATCCGGTAGACCAGTTGACTGTCCAGTTAAGGCTCTGCTTTGTGTAATATCAAAATCACCTGACTCTATGCTTGAAGTAACAGCATTAACACCTGTAGCCAAAGCTTCATCAGTTCCTTTTTCATGTTCAAAGTAAGTTGTACATCCGTCTGTGTTACCTACAACATCATATGATGCATTACTATCTGCATTGTATTCTGTTGCATGTGGTAAACCAAATACGGATGAATCTTGCCATGTTCCCCGAGCCAGTGTTCCTGTCGTCCAAACAGGTCTGTCTCTTCTAGAGTCTTGATAGTTATAAGTAACACATCTATTAATTATAGTAGAACCTTCTGTACAATAAAACCAAGTTATTTCTCCAAATAAATTATTTAATCCAACATTAATTAATTGTGATGCTGTAGTATTTAAATTATTAAATACAAAATCTTCTACTAAACAAACCATGGTTTCAAGATTACCAGAGTATTTAAAAAAACCATTTTCTGAAAACCAATAAGCAGCACCATCTACTTCTAATGCAGCATTCTGTCCAATTAATCCACAGTTTGTACCTACTTGTGTAAAACCAAAAGTAAATGGAGCACCAACAAAACGCATCGTAAATAAAGATGTGTCAGTCCAAACATAGATTGCATCTCTACCTCTAACAGCTCCTACAATTCTAGATCCATCGGCTAGTCTTTGTGTACCAGCTGTATTGGTTGCTGTAGGTGCATAAGTATTTATATCCTCTTGGTCTGAGAATCTTATAAACATTTCATCTTGTGTTGTTGAATCACCTATAGTTGTTTCTGTTCCAAAAAATACTAAGTGACGATCCGGTGTAGATACTAACATATCCCTTGATGCAGTAGGTGCACCAGATATAATTGTTGCTCTATTAGTTACAGCATTTGATGCATTTGAATCCCATTCAAAAACTTGTGCGTTGTGTATTAAGGCAATTACTTTATCACCAAAATTATCTATAGACCATAGACCTGGATCAATTACTAAGTCTCCTGATGCAGCTTCACCCCAGCCAATGTAATCAGAACTATTTGTAATAGATGCGCCTGCACTGTGAGATGCTGCCGTGGTATTTCTAACTCCTCTTGTTACACCTGATAAAACACCTGATGAGATTCCAGTGTAAGATATTTCTTCTGATCCAATTTGTACAAAGTTTGTCCCTGAAGTTGGAAACTGTGTGGCGTCATTTAATTCTATACCTGTAGTTTGTGATGAATTAATACCACCTGCTAAACTAGTGACTGCTTCACCAGATACCGTACCGCCCCATTGTCCTAAACTCCAACCTAACCCAGGTAATTGTTCTGCTGGACCTACTGGATAATAATGTTGAACTCTAATACCTCCTGATGAACTTGCACCAGATCCTGATTCGTTTGAAGGCATTGTAATTGTAATGCTCGTAGAATTAGGAACAGATGTTACCATAAATGTTTTATCATTAAAATCTGAAGCACTAAAATTAGAATTTGTAATTGTTGTAAAAGTATCTAGTAAGACAATGTCTTTTGCAGAAATATTGTGAGCTCCACTAAAAGCTATCGTAACAACTGCTGATCCGTTAGTTGTAGTAAATGCACTTGATAAACTAGTTGTCGATTTAATTGGGTGTATGTCATAAAATACACCACCATTATAAGCATATAAAATTCTGTTAGTGCCTATAATAGAAAATTTTTGACCTGATTTATTAACAATATGGTGCATCTTCCTTGCAGCACCTGTTATTTTGTTTTCACCTAATTGTGCCCAACCACCTATTTTTTCAGGTGTGCCATATCTAAACCTTACATTATCACCATCAACCCATTGCATTTCAGCTGTGGTTTCTGTAATTTGTTTATTAAATCCAGGTTGAAACCCTATTTTCTGTAACATAGACCTCCAGATTATATTAGATTGCGTTGATATTCAACGTTATTTGACTATTCCTAGCATAGGTCTTTTATCATACAAATTGGTTTTTGCAAACCTCCCATCTGCATGATTATAGTGTAGGAATACTTGGCCGCATAATTTACCTTGAAAAGGCTCTCTCCAGTGTTCTAATTCACATCCTGAATAAATAAGCATATCTCCTGGTTTTAGGTCTACTTTTATACCTTTGGGTGCACCGGGCTTATGTATGTTTTTATACTCATCTATGACGTTGTCAGACCCTGTAGGATCGATAAATATAGGCCATTGATCTCCACCTAGATTAAGAGTGGTAGATATTTCACAACTTGGTCTATCTTTATGTCTTCTTAAGATATTACCGGTTCTATAAAGTCTTGTGTATGAGTATGTTGGTATTAACTTAAGTCCTGTTTTCTTTTGCATAACAGCTATAGTTTTAACAAGTAATGTTTCCATTAATCTATCGCCATATTTAGCGTAAGAATTTGGAACTTGTGAATCATTAAAATTACCTATAAGTTTATTACTTTCATGGGTTACACCATTACTTAACATCCAATAATCTGCATCTGCTGATATTTGTAAATACCTGTAAGCTATTTCTGCTACTTCTTTTGATATAGCACCACGTATAACTTGATATTTATTTTTTTTAAAACTCATAATTGTATAAAATTATATGATACAGATATGCGCCAATTCTTTTCACCTTTATCTGTATTTAAATTTATATCTACACCATGAGGCAACCAGCTAGGAAAAAACATCATACGACCTTCTACAGGTTCATAAGCGCAAACTCTCCACAGTGCTTCTGGCATATTATCTACTCTTCTAGGCATGTGTGTATTAGGCCCGGGTCTAGGGTCTTCTAAAAATAGCTTACCTGATTTTTTTGGAACTTTAATATAATATACACCTGACCACATTGAGTTAGGGTGTGTATGTGTTTTGTTATAACTATATGTTGGATTAATATTAGCCCACATATTACCCAAACCTAACTTACCCGTAATACCATAATCTTTATTACACTCTTCAGCCATTTTAAATAATTCATTAATAAGTGGTTTATACTCTTTTCGTTTGTCCATATCAGTTGGACTATGCCAACCAAAACCAGAGTTTGTTTTCTTTTCTCCTTTAGGTTCTGCTTTATGCCACTTCTTTATTTCTTTAAATAAATATTTATTAAGTTCTTTAGCATTAGGTATATCTTTAAAATATACAGGAGTTGGAAATAATATTTTTCTTTGTAATTTCATTTAAAAGGAGGTCCTCCAAACCACATAACTAATGATTTTCTAACCCCCTTTTTAACTGGAGCTACTTTGTGTCTTAAGAAGGATGCAAAGAATATTGCTTGTCCTTGTTTTAGATCTAATGGTTTATTATCTCCCATTTCTGAAAATGTAAGCTCTCCACCTGTAAACTCTGATGGATCTGATAATAACAATGTCATAGATATTTTACGTATTGGATTTTGGCCTTCTTGACCAAAAGCATTAAGATCCATGTGCCAATCATAAAAACCTTTTTTAGGATATACAGTAAATTGTGCAGGTTCTGTAAGTCTTACACCATCAAAATAGAAATGATTTAAGTTTACGATAGAGAGTTGATTTTCAATAACTCTATACATCTGTGGTAATTTATCAAAAGGTATCCAAGATATAGTTGTAACTCTTTTCTTAGTATCATACTTACCTTTTTCTCCACCTCCAACTTTTGCTTGTTCAGGTGCACATTGATGACCAGCATCGATAATTATTTTACATTGTTCAGGTGTAAAGATAGGATTTGTTGTTTGGGCAACATAAGATTGCCATGTTGGCATTCGTGGTACTTGTGTCATTCGTTTTGTCCCATACCAGTTCTTGAAGATACAGGATTGTAATCAACATCAACATTACAAACTAATGTTCTTCTTGTTTCTTTAGTTCCGTTAAACGGATATACGCAGTGTCTCATATCATATGGAAAAACATAAAAGTCTCCTATCTTCATATTAGGAGAATAATCTGTTTTAGAAAACTGTCCATTAGCTGCGCCAATAATTTGTAATCTACCATTCATAGGTTTCGACTCTGCTGAATACTCTACTCCTGTGTCTTTTGGTAATTTTAAAATCATTACAGAAGATAAACCTGTATAGAGTTTACCTTGGTGTATATGCACGGGATTATATTCATGTGCTTTCATTTCATTAACCCAAATAGAATTTATAGATTTATTTGTTGGACCTATCTTATTCCAATCTGTGTAGTGATCAAATATAGACATAAACCATTTAAGGATGTCGGCTGGTAAAAAAGAATGTTGGTGCATCTTATCATTGTTAGGACCTGAATAATATAAAGACACTTCATCCTGTATCTTACCTACTAATTGTTTGTTAGCTTTAGGTAATTGTTTTTTTTGTTTTTCATAAATCTCATTAAGACCTACAAAAATTTCTAAAGGGACTTCATATTTTAAAACCGTTTGCCCTAGATAGACAAAATCGAAGTTCATTTTAATTTTTTAATTTTCTTAGCAGATAAAGATAATGTGTTGTCTTTTAAACCTTTTTCTAAAGATTCTAATTGACCCATTATATTAAATACTTCCGGTTGTGTTGTACCAGGAGTTATAGTCTCTTTTTGTCTTTGAAATCTTAGCAAGTATGATTTAGCTTGATGCGTGTTCACATCTCTGTCATCAAACGAACCATCATGAAACTCTTTCTTTAGTTTTGACCAAGTAGATACTTCTCTCATTCTATGTTTAGCAACTAACTCCATTTGTGCTTTTGCATATATTTTTTCTTCTAGCTCAACTTGTTTAAGTTCTTTCTCTAATGGATCTTTTTCTTTTTTAATATCTCTTTGTAGTTTCTTTATTTCGACTTCATTTTTCCTAGCATCGAAAGATAAATGAACTAAGTTTTCAAAGTGGGTATTCTGTTCTCTTACAGATTGCCAATACTTTGCAGCTTTCGTTGGATATTTGTTATCTGATAACACAGAGAATCTCATTTCTGTTTCTGTACGAAACATTTGTTTCTTCATCCACGTGTCTTGTAACTCTGGTATTAATTTTTTAAAACTTTTAACATCATCTTTATCTAAGATGTTTGTTAAATACTTTGACTCTGTTTCTAGCTTAGTAGCTATATTACGTTTTTCTTTTGACATGTTTCTCCTTTATTCATTTCTAAGTTCTTTATATATCTTTCTATATAAAGGTCAAGTCTACGATACGGTTACTGTAGATAACGTGTTATCTGATGTAAATTCTTCTGTTGCATTTCCTGGAGAACCTCCTCCATAAGCAAGTCCTGCAACTCCTGACCCAGCACCTGCTAAAGTATTACGTGCACTTGATAAATCTGCAAGTTCTGTCCAAGCAGTTCCATTCCAAAGCTCATTGTTAGCAATCGCACCTGGTGAAGATTGACCACCAAAAGCTAATGCAAAAGTAGATATTCCACAACCAGCATGATAAACTTTCGCTTGATTCATGTCCGCAAGTTCTGTCCAAGAGCTACCATCCCATTGTTCATTTTTTGTTACGCCTGCAGGTTCAGGACTACCACCAAAAAATAAACCATCTGTATTACTACTACCTGCTGCAGCACCAGCATATCTGCCACTATTAATTTCTGCAATTTCTGTCCAAGATGTTCCATTCCAAGATTCTACATTTGACGTTCCTGGAGTACCTCCTGCTGCTACGGCAGAATTATAAACACCAAAACCACCAATAAGACCTCTTGCTGAATTTGCTGCATTACCTGCAGTCCAATTAGTTCCATCCCAAGTTTCAGTATTAGTTACATATCCAGGACTAGGAGCTATATACCCTAATCCAAGAACTGTTAACGTTGATGTTCCACCTACCGCAGCATTGCTTCTTGCTTGATTTAAATTGTTAACTTCTGTCCAGCTAGATCCATTATATAATTCAGTATTTGCAGTAGATGTTGGATAACCTCCACCTGCTAACATTGCAGCAGTTTGAGTTCCCCCAGTGCTAGACGGATTATTTCCTCTAGCAGTATTTAAATTACCACCAGTTGCCCACGTTGCACTTGGTATTCCAGCCGCTTTTCCAAAACCTTTTAACGTTGTGCCTCCAGATAAAAATACCATACCTTCTACTAAAAAGTTTGATGTTGGAGGTGGAACATTCCACTCTTCACTTGAAGCTTTAAATGATGTTGATGGTGCTTTTCCTGCAAAACTTAATGCAGAAGTATTAGATGATGAATAACCAGAAGCAGCATGATCTTTTCTAGCTGTAGATAAATCTGCAACTTCAGTCCAACTAGTTCCATCAAATGATTCAGTATTTGTTATTTGTGCGCCTGGAGCTGCTTCTCCTCCATTTGTAAGTAAAGCAGTACCATCACCAGTTAAAGCATTAGAATATCTACCTGTATTTAAATCTGCTTTTTCAGTCCAAGTTGAACCATTCCATTGTTCTGTGTTTCCAGGAGTTCCTGGAGAACCAGCGACTGCAGATGCAGACGAACTAGATTGACCAGAGGCAGAACCTTGACCTCTAGCAGTATTTAATTCTGCTCCTGCTGCCGACCAATTTGTTCCATCCCAAACTTCAACAGTATCTTGGTTACCATTTCCACCACTTATTAGTCCTGATGTGGCTGTACCTGCACCTGATATGTTCATAGCAAATCTTGCGGTGTTCATATTATTTACTTCAGTCCAACTAGATCCGTTCCAATATTCTGTGTTAGCTGAAGTTGGAGATCTACCACCGCAACCAATCATTGCAGTATTTGTTGCACCAAAAGCTGCCATAGAATTTCTTGCTGAATTTAATTCAGCTATTTCAGTCCAAGAGGTTCCGTTATAATTTTCAACAGCCGATTGTGTTCCAGGACTAGCATAACCTGCTATAGCCATAGCAGAAGTTTGAATACCTCCACCTGCTAAGTCTGATCTTGCAGTATTCATAGTTCCACCACTAGACCAAGATCCTGCATTTACAACTGGATCGCTGTCTAATGTTTGTATTGTTCCACCTTTTACTTCTCTATATGTTGCCATAATTAACTCGCTGTAATTGTTTTATTCTGTAAACCTGAAGGAACTACCCACTCTTCTGTTATTGCAGGTTGAGGGTTAGATCCTGGATAACCTCCAGCCATCCAAGCTGATGTGCTTGATCCCGCAGATGTTCCATTATATCGTCCTGTTGCTAAATCTGCAACTTCTGTCCAAGCCGTTCCGTTCCAAGATTCTGTGTTAGCATAATAAGTAGGGTGATTTCTGCCACCAAAAATAAGTGCTGCGGTGCTAGTGCTTGCTGCTCCGTTAGCACCTTCTCTAGATGTATTAAATTCTGCTATTGTTGTCCAACTTGTACCATCCCAAGTTTCTGCATCAGCAGTTTCACCAGATCCAGGGTGTCCTCCTCCCATTATAGCGTCTGTAGATAATCCTCCACCTGTTATTTGAGTTCTCCCTTCATTTAAATCACCTGTTTCAGTCCAAGAACTTCCGTCCCATATTTCTGTTTTAGCTTTATTAGCTGGAAAAGGACTACCTTCTCCACCACAAAATATAGAAGCAGTATGAGTTCCTGCTCCCCATGCTTGAACTCTTTGAGAATTAACATCTGTTGTTTCAGTCCAATTAGTTCCGTCAAAAGTCTCTACGTTAGTCATTCCTGCGGCTTGTCCTGCTAAAATACCTGAAACAACTAATGCACCTGCAGGTGTTCCTGCACCAGAAGAATAACCTCTTGATGTATTAAGATTATTTACTTCTGTCCAAGAAGTTCCGTTATAAATTTCTGTGTTAGTGTAAGATGCACCAGGTGAATATTTATTACCACCACTAACTAATCCTATTGATGCACTACCACCAGAGGCATTGTTTCCACCTTGTGATCTTGCTTGATTTAAATTGCCGCCAGATGACCAAGAACCTGTGCCAATAACTGTCATTGTTTCTTTAAAAGTGTTTGTTGTTGAATTAAAATATAATTGTCCTTCAGTAATTTTAGAAAAACTAGTTCCTGTGACCGTAAATTCTTCTGTTGCGGAACTTGTAGGGGGTGTCCCTCCTGCTATTATACCAGCAGTTGCTGTTCCTCCACCAAAAACTGCATATCTAGCTGTTGATACATCAGCTACTTCAGTCCAAGATGTACCATCAAAATTTTCTGTTTGTGTATAATGTGTCGGACCAGGAACATTTGAACCTGACATACAGAGAGCATTTGTTTGAGTACCACCGCCACCACCATATGCTCGTGCTGTGTTTAAATCTGCAACTTCAGTCCAAGAAGTTCCGTCCCAAGATTCTGTTACTAATTCAGCGGGATTACCACCTTGACCTCCAAAATAAAGTGAAGCTGTATATGGACCTGAACCACCTAAAGACATACCTCCTGTTCTAGCAGTATTCATGTCTCCAACTTCTGTAAAAGCACTTCCATTATATGATTCCGTTTCTGCTGATGGTGAAGGTGATCCACCATTACCACCAATAACCAAACCCGCTGTTACAATTCCTGAAGCTCGTCTATATCTTTGACCTGAATTTAAACTTCCACCTGATGTCCAAGAAGAACCATCCCATTCATAACTAGCAGTTGTAGCTGGAGATCCAGGTGTTTGTCCAGCTGCAACTAATACAGCAGTGCTAGATGCACCTGTTCCAGCAAACGCATACGTAGCAGTAGGCATAGCTGTTCCATTAGTCCAAGAAGAACCATTATAATTTTCAACGGTTGAAACAATACTACTAGTATAACCACCAACAGCCATTAAAGATGTTTGAGTTCCACCAGCAGCACCATCATATCTAGCAGTGTTCATACTACCACCAGATGCCCATGAACCTGTAGCAATTAAAGAGCTAGCAGGATCCGTGCTAACAGTTTGAACTGTAAATCCTTTTATATCCGAATACTTAGCCATAGGTTAAGACTATGGAAGATTATATACTACTGGTCTTGGATTATTATCGGTTTTTTCTTCATCCGGTAATGCATCCCAAGCAGTTTGTGCTGCTTCGATTTCACCAGTAACGATAGCTTGTGCTTCTTCTTTTGTTTTAATTGCACCAGCTACTTTACCGATCCATTGATCACCGTAAAGATTATCGCCTACAACCCATACTTCGCCAGGATGACCTGATAGGTGAAACTGTTTTCTCTCTTCGTGAGTGAAAAAGTTTTTTCCCCAGTTAG